CTGGACAGTTAATGTCTAGCTTTTTTGCTATCAAGACTATTGGCGGAATGCAGTTTTCAGCAGAAGTCAACAAGTCGTCAATTGATAGCAATCGAGACAATAGCACAGATGAAGTGTTATATCACTTCATCATTTATACTTATTTTAAATTTATTTAATTAGGAGGAAAAAATGGCTGATACTAATAAAGAAGCCCTTTTGGGTAAAGATAAAATCTTGATGTTCCGAAAATTCGGAGACAAAAAAGCGGCAGCTAAACTTGCCCTACAAACAGAGCACGAATGGGAATATTCACGTGATGCAGATAGCACCAAAACAAAAGATGGTGCAGTGGTTGCCGACGGCGGTCTTGAAACTAAACTATCAATCAATGCTATTGGTACTAAAGATGACCTCAATGAAATGCTAAAAAAATCAGTAGTTGACGGTTACAAAGTGGAAGTTTGGGAAATTGATTTGGCTGACAAAAAATCAAATGGTAAATACGGTGCTCTCTATGCGATTGGACGTCTGTCTAACTGGAAAGTACCGGCTAATGTAGAAGACCTTGTAGAAATTGAATCAGAATTGACTATTGAAGGTAAACCACAAGCTGGAGAAGCTACTTTGACCGGTGACCAAATTAAAGAAATTCAATACACGTTCCAAGACACCACTGTACCTTCAGGACTCGGTCTCTAATAGTATGTAATTATCTTTAGCCAAACTAAAAAAAGTTTGGCTTTTTATTTTAGAAAAAAATAGGAGTAAACAAACAATGAACACAATCACTATTGATAAAAAAGACTACACTTTGACTTTTGGATTTGATTTCATTCGCGAACTTGACAAACGCTACTCTATTTCAGATGGTGGTGTTTCGTTCGGTTTCGGTGTACAGCACGCAGTCGTTGACTTGCAACAGAAAAATCCGGTAATTTTGCTTGACCTCATCCAAGCGGCAACAATTACAGAACGTCAAAAACCATCTGTAAAAGGCATTGAAGCATACGTCGTTGAAGAAGCTGAGAAAGGTCATCTTGACTCACTATTTGATGATTTTTTATCAGCATTGCGAACTCAACCTTTGACGAAAGCAACAACGAAACGAGTGGAAGAAGCCACAGAGTAGAAAAGACAACGAGTGATAACCAAAGTTCAGCTGAAGTATACGAGGAGTTAATCACTAATGCCATGGCTGACTTTGGCGTGTCATTGCTTGAAGCACGAAGAATGACACTTAAAGAAATGAAACTCTATCAGAAAGCGCATAAAAAACGTTTTCTTAATAAAGAAAGAGAAATATATCAACTTGCTTATCTTAATAGGTTAGCAAATGCCACAACTAAAGATGGCAAGAAGTATTACTTTGAAAAATTCGATGACTTCTATAATGCTAAAGAACGAGCTCGTGAAGTCTTAGGCGAAAAAATCACAAACAGTAAACTATTAGAACGAGCTAAGAAAAATCTTAATTACAAACTAGAGAGGGGCTTGCTAGATGGCAGATAAAACATTTAACGTCCGAGCAATATTGAGTGCTCAAGACAATGGCATGTCTAGCGCTCTCAAAAAAGCACAAAGAAACGCTGAAAATTTAGGGAAAACCGGTACTAAACTAGGATCTGTTTTCAAAAGTGTTTTGGGTGCTAACTTAGTCAGTGCTGGTATCACTAAGGGGATCGGAACTTTAACTAGTGGTATCGGTGGTATGATAGCCGAGCTTAACAATTCTACAAAGGCTTGGAAAACATTTGATGGTAACTTAAGCCAATTAGGTTGGGGGCAGAAAGAAATTGCGTCTGCTAAGAAAGCGATGCAAGATTATGCCACTAAAACCATCTATTCAGCCTCCGACATGGGTAGTACATTCTCGCAAATGGCTGCTATTGGTCGTAGAGATGCTGGGGATTTGGTGAAAGCCATGGGTGGTTTAGCCGCTTCTGCAGAAAACCCTAAGCAAGCAATGAAAACCTTGAGTCAACAAATGGTTCAAGCGATGACCAAACCCAAGGTTTCATGGGCAGATTTTAAGCTTATGATGGAACAATCACCAGCAGGCATGGCTGCAGTCGCTAAAGAGATGGGCATGTCTCTTGATGAGCTTGTGACCAAAATCCAAAACGGAGAAATCAAGACCGACGACTTCACCGAAGCTTTCAAGCGTGCTGGTAATTCTATGCAAGACTTAGCTACAAGGTATAAATCTGTAGATGAAGCTGTTGGTGGGCTTTATGAAACCGTTTCGAACAAATTGCAACCTGTTTTTGAAAAACTTAGCGCAAAGGCAATTAAAGGAATTGAGGGCATCATTGATGCTTTTAGCAAAATTGACGACAGTAAGATTCAGAACTTCGCTAACAATCTGAGCAAAGGCATTGATAAAGCGCTTAAAGAAGCAAGTCAGGCTGTGAAGGCTTTTTGGGAAGGCTTTAGCAATGCTGGGGCTATAAAAGGTCTTAGCAATGCTTTCAGATATGTTGCTAGTCAGATAAGTTTAGCATTTAAAAATATAGACTTTAACAACCTATTCAAAGGTCTAGGTAGTGCTCTAGGAGATATAGGTTATGGGATTTCAAGAGCCTTAACAATTGCCACTAAATCAGTTAGCAACTTTATCAGCTCATTCGCTGATACAGGAGCGTTCAAGGCGTTTAAAAAAGCCTTAGAAGATGTTTGGGTTGTTGTTAAAAAACTTGGTTCGTCACTCGCTGACGTTTTTAACAGCTCTGAAATGCAAACGATTATATCTGTACTGGGTACAGCATTTGGAACACTGGCCAAGTGGGTATCACAAGCTGCATCAGCAATAGCTAAATTTGTAAGTTCAATTCCTAAAAGTGTTCTCAACGGTATCACCAGTGGGATATTGGCAATAGCAGCAGGCTTTCTAACTGCTAAGGTTGGTATTTCAGTGTTAGGTCGTGCATTGAAAGGATTGGACTTCATTAGTAGTCTAAATCCATTCAAGAAGTTCAGTAAGGATGCCGCAGAAGGAACAGAACAAGCTGCAAAGAGTGCTAGTCGTTCTAAGTCAACTATCACTCAATTATTTAATGGGATATCTAATGTCATTAAATCTTCTGGTAATGCAATCAAGGGAATCTTGACATCAATATTCAAAGGGATTGCAGAAACTTTTAAAGGCTTAGGTCAAGGGGTGAAACTTGCTTTACAAGGTCTTAAAGGATTAAATCCAGCAACTTTACTTTCATTCGGTGCATCCGTAGCCGTTGCTGCCGTCGGAATAGGTGCAGGTATTGCTATTATCGTAGCTTCATTCACTTTACTAGCAACTCATTCTAAAGGTGTTTCACAAATTCTAAACGCCATAGGTTCAGCGTTCGGAACCGTTGTTGAATCAATCGGTAAGGCAGCAGGGACTATCGTTGAAGCATTTGGCACGGCATTCGGTATCGTCATTAAGGCAGTCGGTGAAGCAGCACCGGGGCTAGCCAAACTTTCCCCATTGGTTGAAGCTATCGGCACTGCTCTAGGCAATGCAGCTCCATTCATTACAGCGTTTGGTGAGGTGTTGACTTCTATTTTAGGAGTGTTGCCACCAGTAATTGATGCCTTCACCAAATTCGTTACTGCTCTAGGAACCGCAATTAGTGGAATAGTTAATGCATTTACTCCGATTATTCAAATAATTAGTGACACAATCACTACAGTAACTCAAATCATCGCTAACGCTATTGTGGCAATTGCTCCAATAGTTGCGAACTGTATTGTTCAAGTCGCTCAAGTTATCGGACAATTCGGACCACAGATTGCAATGGTAATCGGCGCTATTGCACAAGCTATCCAAGCAGCAGCACCTATCATCATAACCTTGATTCAAGGCATTGTTACAGTCGTTCAAATAATGGCACCAGTCATTAGTCAAGTAATTTCTGCCATCATTGCAGTTGTTCAAACTCTTGCTCCTGTCATAAGTCAAATCATTTCAGCTATTGTTACAGCGATAACACAAATTGAGCCTATTATTACATCAATTGGTGGTGTTATTAGTGCTGCATTGAGTGGTATTGCATCAATTGTGTCAGCTGCAGGAATGGCAATTGCTACAGCCGCAATGGGTATAGGTCAAGGTATCTCTATTGCTCTTAGTGGTGTTGCTGGTATTATCAGTGCTACCGGTACTGCAATTGGGGCAGCCTTGCAAAGTATTGCTAACGTGGTCCAATCAGTCGGAACATCAATCAGCACAGCGGCTCAAGGTATCGGAAACGGTATTAAGTCAGCATTTGAAGGTGTTTCAAGCGTGATCACCTCTGCGGGAAATGCAATCAGTAGTGTATTGAATAGCTTAGCTAATGTGTTTAACTCAATTGGTACAGCTGCACAAAAAGCGGGCGCTGGTTTCAAGCAATTAGCTCAAGGCGTTGTAATGATTACCGACACAAAATTAAGCGACATGGCTGCATCACTTGCAGCAGTCGCTCATGGCATTGGTTCGATTAGTGATAGCTCAGCAGGTCTTGCTCAAGCAGGTGCTGGTATGGCTCAACTTGGAAATGGCATGAGCAAGGTGTCAGCATCAGCAACTAGCGCTGTGTCTGGTTTGACTTTATTCTCAAGCACGATTACAAGCATTCAATCGGCATTCACTAATTTACAATCATTGCTAACTACCGCAGGAACATCGTTCAGCACGTTCTCAAGTCAAGCTATGCAATCACTAACTGGATTGTCTGCTATTGCAGGACCTATCACGATCTTTAGAACACAAATTATGATGATAGCTCCATCACTTATGCAAGCATCTGCTGGGTTGACTATGTTCAGCTCAGTAGCTATGGGATTGACTGCTAGCTTGACCTCAATCGGTTCGGCCTTGACTACGTTAGCTACACAGCTAACAACGTTAACAACTAGCTTCACGATGATGGCTTCTATCTCAGCTATGTTAGGAACAAGCTTCACCATGATGGCCTCTAGCTCATCTATGCTTGGAACTAGCTTCAATGTGGTTGGTGCATCACTAACTATGTTGAATAGTCAATTCATGATGTTTGCTTCATCTCTCATGCAGTTAACAACACAATTCATGACAGCGTCAATACCACTTAAAATGTTCAACGTGGCTCTAACCATGATGACACCGGCTTTAATGATGGCAGCTGCTGGATTCACGCAATTTAATGCTCAAGTCATGCGTTCTGCAAGTGGAATGTCTGCTTTATCAAGCACTATTGCTACTATTCCAGCAAAACTTACATCTGTAGCAAGCTCAGCTAATACTACAACATCATCAATCATGCGTATTGCAACTAGCGCGCCACGAATCGCTAGTGCTATGAGTAGTGCAGCTGGACAAGTACAGTCAGCTATGCAACGAATGGCTCAATCTGTGCAGTCTGGCGGTCAGCGAATGATTCAAATGGGTCGTCAAGCTGGAACTCATACCGGGCAAAATATCGCAAGTGGTATCCAATCGTCCGTTGGTGCTGTATCTTCTGCGGTGGGTGCATTAGTTGATGCAGCACGATCACGCGCTATGGGCGGCGTTGGTGCTATGCAAATAGTAGGAGCGATGATTGGTAAAGGTTTGGCTAATGGTATGATAGCTTCTCTTGGTGCGGTAACAGCTGCTGCTAACGCTCTTGTAGCTCAAGCAGAACGTGCAGCTCAAGCAAAAGCGATGATTCATTCACCATCAAGGCTTTTCCGTGATGAAGTTGGTATCTATCTCGGTCAAGGTATGGCTGTTGGTATTGATAGAAGTGTTAAATACGTTAAATCATCAATTGAAAACATGGTTGACACTGCTAGCCGATACGCTATCAGTGCCCGTGATCTATTCGAAGATAACAATATCTTTGATAGTTTCGGTTTTGGGAAGATGCGTGGAAGCGTTGATTTGTCATTAAAAGACGACGACAGAATGGATAGATTAGAGCAAGCACTTGACCTTATCACTGACTTGGTAGGACGTCCGATTTCACTTAATATCAATGGCCGTGAGTTTGCTTACGCAACAGCTGATGACATTAGTGGTTATCAAAGATCACAAGAATTTACTTACAAACGATTGCGAGGTCTAAATTAATGGCTTTATTCCAATTTAATGGATATGACCTAAACAAATATTTCAAGCTAATCAAAGTTGAGCATGAAATAGGAAATGAACATTCTATCTCAACGGATTCAGCGCCTTCTATTGGAGTTAACGTCCAAAAAGTAGAGATAGGTGCTAAGAAAATAAAACTTACTGTCAGCCTAGCCACTAGAGATTTGGCTGATATGACATTTATTGACCCTAATGAACCAGCACCAATTGACAGAGTACAGTTTTATCGAGTTAGGGAAGAAGCTGCCAGAGTCCTACACACAAAAAAAGCGGTTAAACTCTACTTACCAACCGAACCTGACCGCTATTACTTGGCACTTGTTAAAGGTGAGGTCAGTCTCAAAGGTATTTCTGACTGGTATGACGAAGCTACGATTGAATTTATTGTTCCAGACGGAGTAGCGCATTCGACTACATATAAGCGCGTTACAGATTACCAAGAAAAAGATGGGAAAATGATTTTCTCTATCGATAATGAAGGTTCGACGAATGCTTATCCAATAATCACACTAAAAGCAAACGCTGAAAATGGCTATTATGGTCTTGTCAGTGATAAATTTGCGTTCGAAGCTGGTAATACAGAAGAAGCTGACGGTAAAATTGTTTCAAAATCTGAAGTGCTTTACGATTTTAGGGGCGACCGCATTCCTCAGGCTTTTGCAAAAGGCGCTAAGAATGTCGGGATTACTAACGTTCCAGAGGAATTACACGGGATACTTGAAATTCAAAACATCTGGGGAAGACCACACTTAGCATTGGGAAACCCAGACGCTAGAATTAATCAACTTCAAACAGCTTCGTTAACACTTGACATTCCACCAGATAGCAGAGGAGATGTTGGTGCTTTAAATGAATACATCTGGTGGAGACAGATTTTTTGGGCTGGGGATATATCTCAATATGGATTCTTAAAACTAACAGTATCAGATGCTGATGGCAATTTTCTGTACGGAGTTGAGACCTTCAAACGTAGTTTAGGACTTGCTTCAGAATATAACGTTTTAGCCTCCGATGGCAATGGAGGTTTCAAAATCCTAAAACAATGGATATTTCAAGCAACTCATATTGAAGTACATAATCCATTCAACGAACCACGTGGTTGGTCTGATATCAAACGAGAAGATGACAAGGTTACATTCTATTGGTGGGGTTCTTATAATCCTTTCATAATTCCAGAAATAAAAGGGAAGAAGTCAGCAAAGATACACTTGACGATTTCAAACATTCCATCAAAACCATTTGTTACTCACGCTTATTTTGACGAGTTGCTTTATATCAAAACGAATAATGACTTTTTCGAAGACATCCCTAACAGATATATTCAAGGTAGCAATCTTGTTATTAATAGCGAGGACGACACACTAACACTCAACGATCTACCCAATTTAGATGAGATTGTTGATGGTTCTTTGTGGCCAGTATTTCCACCAGGACAGTCAGAATTAGAACTCATTCAATCTCCGTGGGCTAAGAAGAAGCCTAGTGTAACAATTGAATTTGAAGAAAGGTGGATTTAATGTTATTAACGATTCATGACAATAATCTACAAAAAGTAGCTTATATAGATAACGACAAACAGTCTACTTTAAACTTCTTCAACGATAAATGGACTCGTTTGCTTGAAAGCGGAACATCAGTTTTTGAGTTTTCGGTTTTCAAGAAAAGCATTACATCTAACTATAATGTAGAAACTGCTTATAAATATCTTAATGAGAGAGCTTTTGTCAGCTTCAAATACAAGGGGCGCTCATACCTTTTTAATGTCATGAAGGTTGAAGAAGATGAGAACATCATCAGGTGCTACTGTGAAAACTTGAGCCTTGAATTACTATTAGAGTATCGAGGTGCTTATAAAGCATCAAAACCTATGACATTCAAAGAGTATTTTGACGACTGGGGAATGGGACAAGTCGCTAAATTGACTCTTGGTGTTAACGAGGTTTCTGATCAAAAGAGAACTCTAGAATGGGAAGGACAAGAAACTACTCTTGCTCGACTGATTTCGCTAGCTCGAAACTTTGATGCTGAAATTGAGTTTGAGACAAAATTACAACCAAACAGCCAACTTGATGTGTTTGTCTTAAACGTTTACAAGGCTCATGATGGTATAAATCAAGGTGTTGGTCGAAGACGCTCAAATGTCATTTTGAAATATGGAAAAAACATAAATGGCATTAAGCGTAGCGTTGATAAGACTCAGATTTATAACATGACAACTCCTTATGGACGAAAAGATGATACTAAAAAAGAGACCAAGAGAATCTCCGATCCAGTTACTATTCAAAATCCAGTTGTAGTTCCATCGGCTAGAGTTGAAAAAAGATACGCTGGAGGTGACTTGACTTATGCAGGACACACGTTAAGTGCTAGTTTGGTGCAAACCATTTTTAATCTATGTGTTCAGCGAAACCTTTTGCCATCAGGCGTCATATCTCAGCTCTATCTTGAGTCCTTTTGGGGTTCATCTAATGTAGCAAGACGTGATAATAACTGGAGTGGTATGACTGGTGGTGCACAAACGCGTCCATCTGGTGTCGTTGTAACCACGGGTAGTCCTAGACCAGCTAGCGAGGGCGGAACGTATATGCACTATGCTAGCGTTGATGATTTTATGAAAGACTACACTTATCTACTCGCAGAGCAGACAAGTGGTGGTCGCAAGATGTACGGTGTCAAAGGCAAGCAGAACATCGAAGAATACACAAAGGGGCTCTTCCGAATTGGAGGAGCTCTTTACGACTACGCTGCGGCTGGATACAACCACTATATCTATCTTATGCGAGATATCCGAAGCGGCATCAATCGTTCGAACGGTAACATTCTTGATAAACTAGATGATTTGTGGAGGCAGCCAGATAATCAAGTTACCCAACCTAACCAACCAATAACGAGAACTGTTAAGGCTGAGAAAGTTATCGCCGTCCTAAACGAAATGCAAGGTTTGAAAGGTCGTAGAGTAGGTAACGGTCAATGTTATGCATTAGCAGCTTGGTATTCTATGAAACTAGGTGGCCCAGGTCTCGGTGCTGGGGTTACTGGCAAGTCTGGTGTAATTGGTGCTGGTATGGCTGCAGCAAAGATTGGTACTGACTACGCTTGGGACAGATTTGGCTGGAGTGTCATCAGACCTACCAGCGTTGACCAATTAAAACCTGGGGCTCTCGCTAATATAAAGGCATACAACTCATTTCTAGGTACGACTGTTTGGGGACATAATTCAATTATCATCGCTAACAACGGTAGCACAGTTACTGTTTTAGAACAGAACTACGCAGGTCGGCAATACGTTGTCCAAAATAGCTATCCTGCCAGTGCTTATTTAGGCGCTATTGAGACACTATGTTATCCTCCCGAATTGAGAGAAGGGAAAACTGTTGAGGGTAGAACTGAAACTGTTAGCTCTCCAAACTTTGAAGTGCAAAAGGTAGAGATTCCACCTATCGACGTTGAAGTAACCTCTGAAAGCACAGCTGCACTCACTATTGATAGCAAGCGAAAGCAAGAATGGAAGAACGATAAAGGTCAAGTTGAATTTTACCTTGAAAACGGTTCGCTATATGCTCCTATTTCTAAAGAGTTGTACCCATCCATTCTAACAGGTAAAGAGAATGACGATAACTGGATACGTAAGGATATGGAAATTGACACGGATAGCGAAGATGTGCTTATTTCGACAGCTCTTAGAAATCTACGCAAATTCTGTTACCCAGCTATCACTTATGAAGTCGACGGTTTCCTTGATTTAGATATTGGTGACACAGTTAAAATCCAAGACGACGGTTTCAAGCCTATGCTTATTCTTGAAGCTCGTGTCAGCGAACAAGAGATTAGTTTCTCTAATCCAGTAGAGAACAAAACAGTGTTTGCTAACTTCCAAGCACTTCAAAACAAGGTTTCAGACAGTTTGCTATCACGCATGGCTAAACTAGCTGAGCAAGCCATTCCTTACGAGTTGAAACTTTCAACTGATAAAGGTACTACGTTTAAAAATAGTATTGGTCAAAGCGTGCTAAAAGCAACACTTGAAAAAAACGGTGAAGTTTATCAACCAATATTCTTCTATAAAAATGGTGATTCCATTATCGGTACTGGCAATCAGTTAGTTGTTAAACCAACAGATTTTGAAAACACCTTACAAGTTACCGTTGAAGCATACCTTGATGATGAGTTAGTAGCAACTGCAGAGGTTACATTCACTGATGTATCAGATGGTGAACAAGGTCCTAAAGGTGACCGTGGTAATGATGGTTTGCCAGGCAAGGACGGGGTGGGCTTAAAAACTACTACCATAACTTACGGCCTGAGTGATTCTGATTCTACTCAACCTACTGACTGGACTAGTCAACCACCAACTTTAATTAAAGGGAAATACCTTTGGACCAAAACAGTATGGACATATACTGACTCATCTAGTGAGACTGGCTATCAAAAGACTTATATTGCTAAAGATGGTAATAAAGGTAATGACGGTATACCTGGTAAGGACGGAGTTGGTATACGTAATACCACAATTACTTACGCAGCAGGCACATCTGGGACAGTAGCACCAACGTCTGGTTGGAGTAGTCAAGTGCCTAATGTACCTGAGAGTAATTACCTTTGGACTAAAACAGTATGGGAGTACACTGATAACACTAATGAAACGGGATATTCAGTTGCCAAGATGGGAGAACAAGGCCCGAAAGGTGACCGTGGTATTCAAGGTTTACAAGGTCCAAGAGGTGACCAAGGTATACCTGGTCCTAAAGGTATTGATGGTACTGATGCTCCAACGATTTTCGTTAAGTCCTATACATACTCAGCAGGTTCAAAGGCCTATATTAAACTGACTGGGCCAAATGCTTTTGAGCAAACCTTATATTACAGCCGAGGACACAATGTGTGGGTTCTTGATGCTACAACACATAAACTCAAAGAGTTCGTACATTGTGATACCTATATAACCATGTCATTTAATCATAATGGTGTTAATATAACATTGGCTGACTACCTAAATAGTATTACAGATAGTATTGTCGCAATTGCAGCATCGGATGCAGACGCAGTTGACCAAAATTTTAGGGATGTGCTTAACAAAATGGGTGGTAATCCAGAACTTGGAACATGGAGTGGGCGAACTGGTCACGTCTTTATAGGCATGTCCAAGCGGTCTGATGGAACCTGGCCACTGCAACCACGACAGGGGTATGAAGTAGCCATACAAGAAGATGGATCAGCACCAGAAATTGGATGCACTCTGTCAATAGGAGGAATAGTTGCTAATGGAGCAGACGGTAAAACACAATATACCCATATTGCATACGCGAATAGCGCAGATGGAAGTAAAGATTTTTCAACTTCTGATTCTAATCGTGCCTATATCGGGATGTACGTTGATTTTAACATCAATGATTCAACCAATCCGAGCGATTACTCATGGACACTTGTTAAAGGTGCTGACGGTACTCAAGGTGTACCAGGAAAACCTGGGGCTGACGGGAAGACTCCTTATTTCCATACGGCGTGGGCTTACAGTGCAGATGGTACCGATGGTTTCACGACTGTTTACCCTAATTTGAATTTGTTGGAAGGGACCGCTACGTTTGACGGAATGAACCCTAACTCTAGTGATAATTCGGTTAGTGCTATTACAAAAACTAAAATATCAGGAATTGCTAATACAGTCATGGACGTAAAAACAAGCGGAAATGCTTTTGCCGTTGGTTTTTATACACAAAAAGGTTATAACATAACCGCTGGGCAGACCATTACTATTTCATTTATAGCAAAAGCATCAAGTGACACAAGTCTTTTTGTTGGATTTGAACATTTTCCAAGTGGACATAAAACGTTCACAATAAGCACAAAGTGGGAACTTTATACTTATACATTCACAGCAACAACGTCAGGAACTCCAACTTTTGTGATGTACGGGTGGGATATGGTAGCAGGGCAAGGATTCCAATTATACAACCCTAAAGCGGAACTAGGTTCAGTTGCTACCCCTTGGATGCCCTCGGCTAGCGAAGTCACAACTGCTGATTATCCAAGTTTCATCGGACAATATACAAACTATACACAAGTAGATAGTCCTAATCCTCGAGATTACACTTGGAGCCTCATTCGAGGTAACGATGGTAAACAAGGACCACAAGGTCCTAAAGGTGACCGAGGGATACCAGGGATAAAAGGTGCTGACGGAAGAACGCAGTATACCCACATAGCTTATGCTGATACAATTTCAGGTAGTGGCTTTAGTCAAACAGATGTCAATAAAGCCTATATTGGTATGTATCAAGACTTCAATGCCGAAGATAGCAAAAATCCACAAGATTATCGTTGGTCTAAGTGGAAAGGTAGTGATGGACGAGATGGTATTCCAGGAAAAGCTGGGGCTGACGGACGTACGCCTTACGTCCATTTTGCTTATGCCGATAGTGCCGATGGTCAAAAGGGTTTCAGTTTGACACAAACTGGACGCAAGCGCTATTTAGGTGTGCTTACCAACTTCTTCAAGGAAGACAGTACTAATCCTTCTGATTACACGTGGAACGATACTGCGGGTAGCATCTCTGTAGGTGGTCGAAACTTGCTTGTAAAAACCAATCAAGGTATTACTAATTGGAATTGGCAGCTTTCCGATGGCGACAAGAGCGTTGAAGAAGTGAAAGTTGATGGCATTCGTGCTGTAAAACTAATCAAAGGTTCAACAGCAGCAAACACTGGGTGGAATTTCATTGAATATAATGGCTTGCTGCGTGAACTCATACAGCCGAAGTCGAAGTATGTTCTTTCGTTCGATGTTAAACCTAGCGTTGACGTAACTTTCTATGCAACGCTAGCACGAGGTGACTTTAACGAACCATTGACTGATACTGTCGCTATGCCTAAAGCATTAGCGAATCAGTGGAATAAGGTATCGTGCGTTTTGACAAGCAAAGAAACTTTGCCAAATATTGCATGGCAAGTTGTATACTTAGCAGGTATGCCAACAACAAACGGTAATTGGGTAATAATTAAAAATATCAAACTTGAAGAAGGTGACATACCTACTCAGTGGACACCTGCGATTGAGGACATACAAGATGAAATTGATTCCAAGGCCGATGCTGCTATGACGATTGAACAGATTAATGCACTTAATGAAAGGGCTGGGATCATTAAAGCAGAGATGGAAGCCAAAGCAAGCGCTGAAATTTTGAATAACTGGATTAAAAATTACCAAGATTTCGTTAAGGCAAACGAGACCGAGAGAGCTGCAGCCGAGAAAGCTTTGGTTAGCTCAAGTCAGCGGGTATCAACCATTGCTAAGGAATTAGGTGAACTGTCTGATCGTTGGAATTTCATCGATACTTACATGAACTCATCAAATGATGGGCTTGTGATTGGAAAGAATGACGGTAGCTCTAGCATGATGTTTAACCCTAACGGTCGCATTTCAATGTACTCGGCAGGGGAGGAGGTCATGTATATTTCGCAAGGTGTAATACACATCGAGAACGGGATCTTCTCGAAAACTATCCAAGTTGGTCGATATCGTGAGGAACAGTACCATCTTAACCCAGACATGAATGTCATTCGCTATGTAGGAGGTTTTTAATTGGCTGAATTTTGGAGTAATAATGATAGAGGCTATAGGATTAGGTTATGGATTGACCAGGTTAGTCAAGACAAAGTAGCTAATACCAGTCAGGTCAGATTTCAACTAGCACTGCTAAATACGACTACGACTTTTGCTCAATATCAATGTAACGCTTATATCGAGTTTGAAGGTCAAAGATTGAATTGGTCAGGTTCACCTAATATGTTAGGGTGGTATCAAACAATTCCATTGATAGATCAAACAGTTACTATTAATCACGATTCCGAAGGAAAAAAAACTTTCTCTTTTTCAGCGCAGTTTAATGGTTCTGGTGGCTGGAGCCCTCGTACATTAACAATCAGTGGTAACTCATTTACACTAACCGACATTCCACGGTTAAGCTCTGTAAGCGTTGATGCTGGTACTATTGGTAGCCCAGTAACTATCAACATCAACCGTCAAAGCTCTAGTTTTAAGCACACAGTACGTTATGCTTGGGCAAATAAGTCAGGGACTATTGCAAGTAATGTAGACACATCTACAACATGGACTATCCCACTTGACTTTGCTAATGACATCCCAAACTCGGAAACAGGTACAGGAACAATCTACGTAGATACCTACTCAGAAGGTACCATGATAGGGACACAGTCAGCTACACTGACAGCAAGTGTGCCAGTTAGCATGAAACCAACCTTCACAGGGGTTTCTTTGTCAGATTCTAACACAGCCGCTCGGAACGTGGTACAAAACGCTAACACATTCATCCAGATTATGTCTAACATCAAGGTGTCCTTCAATGGTGCAAGTGGGTCTTATGGCTCAACTATCACGGGTTACCATGCTGAGATAGTCGGTAAGAACCAGACTACCGATTTCAATGGTGGCACGTTGGGTATCATGAACTACAACGGAACCATCACAGTCAGGGCAAGTGTATCTGATAGCCGTGGTCGTTGGTCTGATCCTAGAGATGTCTCTGTCACAGTGCTTGAGTATTTCGCCCCATCGCTTAGTTTTAGTGTCGTTAGAACTGGATCAACATCTAGTACACTAGAAATTATAAGAAATGCACGGATAGCACCTTTGATTGTTAATGGTATTCAAAAAAATACCATGAAATTAACTTTCAAGGTGTCGCCTTATGGCAAAGATGCTTACACAACAGACACTGGCCCCGCCTCTGGTGAATGGTTAAGTGTTTCAAGTCTAGTCAATTCACCTGCTAATTTAGCGGGTGAATATGCAGCTAATAGGTCGTGGGAAGTTTTGGCAATTTTGGAAGACAAATTCACACCTACAAGCTTTAAGGAACCAGTTCCCGTTGAAAGTGTGGCGCTGTCCTATGACCGTGAAGGTCTTGGCGTTGGTAAAATACGCGAGTTTGGCGCTCTTGATGTTGCTGGTGATATCTATGCAAACAACAGTCAGATTCAACAATATCAGATTACTAACAATAACGGTTCCCCTATGTGGATTTATGGAAACCCTGATTTTATAAATGCTAATATCCTTGATAAACCTGGTCAATATTACCTTGCATCATATGCATCAGGAAATCCTAATGGAAATTGGGGTTACTTATTCCACTACAGTTGTTATGGTAAAAATGTTGATGATTATAAAGAAGCTATTCAGACTTTTTGGAGTAATGATGGTCGGTTGTTTTTCAGACATCACAGGTGGTCGAAAATAATTGACGATTGGGAACCGTGGAAGGAATTTACTAGAAACGACCACCCAAATCTAATTAACACAGGATGGCAACCAGCAGGATATGAAGGCAGCTTTTACAAGCGTGTCGGAGATGTTCTGACGGTTAGATATGATTTTACGGGTGATGGAGGAAATTTAGTGTTCGCAACACTTCCTAAAGAAGTATTCACATCACCTCAAAACTATATGTTAATCATTGCGGGCTGGATAGTTGATGGTAGTTACAATGCACATGTTCAGATAGATAAAGGATCTAACCTTTTAATAGCTTTAAATACAGGAAAAGGAATAACCTATGCTGGTCAACTCACAATCATGCTATAGAAAGAAGGAAAATTCATGAAATTTGAATATGATTCAAAATCTAAAGAATACGATGCTAGTGGAGCAGCGTATGCAACTAAAGTAGTTTTGAAAAACCGAGATGGCGCTTACGTACCCGTCTTTTTGCCAGTCGATAAAATCGACTTATCAAATACTGAATTATTGAAAGAAGCACTAGAGGTTATCTATCAAGAAAACTTCCCTCAACGTGCTGAAAACGAGAAATTTAACAAAATTGAAGAACAAATTAAGAAACATCAAGATGTATCAAATACAGCACAAGTAACGTTGATCGATATCATTGATAAACTTTACGATAAAAAGGTATTGACTGACGAAGACTTGACTGAAATCAAAGACTAAATAGAAAGAGGAAAAAGATATGATAGCAAAATTATTTGCAATTAACGTAGCCAATGGGAACTACCCATTTAACCGTGTTCCTGAAGTTTTGAAACAAAAAGTTAAAGAGAAAATCGCTGCTATTGTTAACGATGAGGAACTCTTGGCAAAGATTACACAAGAATAGCATAGGAGGGATGTGTTATGGGACCACAAAACGAGCCAGATTTGATGAACTGGCTTATAACGGTAATACTTCCTATATCTATTTCAAGTGCGAGTTTTTATTTTTCAAGCCAGTCACGCGCCTCTCGTTTAGAACATCGAATCACTAAATTGGAAGTTGTCGATCACGAGCTTGAGAAAACAATAGAGAGTCATAATCAGCGTCTGGACAAGCATCAAGAAGAACAGAAAATTACTTTTGCTCTCGTCCAACGTATGGACCATCTTAACGAAAACATCGGAGAGCTTAAAGGAGATATTGAGGAAATTAAAAAATTAGTAGATAGAAATTTGAGAGGATAAATAACAATATGATTAATTTTAAATTACGTTTGCAAAATAAAACTACACTAGTAGCTCTTATCTCAGCAGCATTCCTTATGCTGCAACAATTAGGGCTTGAAATTCCACACAATATCCAAGACGCTGTCAATACTTTCGTTGCAATTTTGGTTATCCTCGGAATCGTTACCGACCCAACAACTAAAGGAATTGCTGACAGCGAACGAGCGTTGACTTACATCAAACCACTAGACGATAAGGAAGGAAAATAGTATGAGCGTACAGCAATCTATTGTAAGTTGGTTTGTTATCCATGACGGCAAATTGACCTATTCAATGTATGGGTCACGTAATGGTTCAGACGGCACTGCTGACTGTTCTGGTTCTATGTCACAAGCCCTAAAAGACGCAGGAATTGCAATTCAAGGACTACCATCGACGGTTACCCTTGGGCAACAACTTGCTAAAAATGGCTTCTATCGTGTAAGTATCAATCAAGACTGGGAAGCTTTGACAGGAGATATCGTAATGATGTCGTGGGGTGCTGACATGTCACAATCTGGTGGAGCAGGTGGACACGTTGGTGTCATGATGGATGCTACATACTTTATTAGTTGCGACTACTCAACTCAAGGAGCAGTAGGTCAAGCTATCAATACATATCCGTGGAATGACTACTATGCAGCGAACAAGCCTACATATATAGAGGTTTGGCGCTATGCTGACTCTGCACCACAGACTAATAACAAAGCTAATACAGCAGTAGTAACACAAGAGAAAGCATACTATGAAGCCAATGAAGTCAAATACGTTAATGGAATTTGGCAGATTAAATGTGATTACTTAACACCAATTGGCTTCGATTGGCTTCAGAACGGGATCCCAGTTTCAATGGTTAACTGGGTTGACGCTAACGGTAACGACATTCCAGATGGAGCTGACCAAGATTTCAAAGCTGGTATGTTCTTTAGTTTCTCTGGTGATGAAACTAACATCGTAGACACCGGAAACGGTGGATACTATGGTGGATATTATTGGCGTCAATTTGAATTTGGACAATTCGGACCAGTATGGCTCTCTTGTTGGAATAAAGATGATTTGGTAAACTACTACAAATAGACCACGAAAACAATAAAGGAAAAGGAGTATATCACCTCCCCTCACACTGCAATAGGGATATCATGGCAGCAGTGGTCGAAGCCTCAGCATTTTGCTGGGGCTTTTTTTGTGTTATAATAGAATAGAATAAAAAAACAAATAGATGAGGTAAGAAAAACGGCTATTGACCTGTATCGTGAACTGGATATCCAATCGTTGGAGCAAAGATTGGAAAAGAACGAAGAAAATACTCAACGCTTTCTCCAACAAACAGCCAAAAGTTTAAACCAAGACAAGACTGAACTATCTCTCCGCACTGACCAGTTAGGGCGTAGTGTTGAAAAGATTGAAAACAAACTAGACGACATGTACGCTAAGAACGAACTAGATTTGAAATTCCAGATGATGGATCAAAAGATTGACGCTAAATTTGATACCTTTGGTCAACGCATGGAAAACATGTTCTTAGCACAAACCAATAGGCAACTTGAGGAACAAGCCAAGAATAGAAAAGAATTCACATATTGGTTTATTTGCATTCTTGTAGCTATCGCTGTTATTGCTATTCCTGTTTGGTTCGGCAAATAATATCACCTTGTAAACTATTTTAGTGTTAAAATATACATGAAACGACAAACCCCCTGCCTGACGCAGGGCTTTTTTATTTGTTATTGCTGTAAGAATTATATTTTGATATAAAAATCAGAATTTGATAAAATGTAATTGGATAACCTAGATACAATTTATCTAGTGCAAAAGATAAAAGACTGATTAGGTTCAGCGCCCTTGAAAAAGGGAACATTTTGTTGGGGGTTAAGACCCCCTTTTGTTTTTTTTTGTGTTATAATATATATGAAACGACAAACCCCCTGCATCCACATGGACAGATACGCTCTGACGCAGGGTTTTTTATTTGCTTTATTTTGATATAAATGCTACTATATTAATGGATACAGTTAAATGTTATAGTATTCGATAAACTCTCTCTCACCCTGACTTGAATTAGTCAGGGTTTTCTTTTCAATTGTAGGCTCATTAGCATTTATGTTTCTTTGGATTATTTCAAAATAGAAAATTGAGGATTAGAGAAATGATTGGATTTGTTATTTGGATTTTATCTATATTATTGTTGATATTAATAGAAGGACTTATATTTTAGGAAAAAGAGGGCAATCGCTCTCTTTTTTTATTTTACAAAAAAATCTAAATTTCTTTATCAAAAGTGTTGACATATGTCAACGTGTGCGATATAATGTATACATAAGATAAAGAGAGAGGTAAAAAGAAATGAAAAATGGTAACAAAATTTTAGGTTATCGATACACTGATGAGATTAAAAACGATTCTGCAACAGAGAATAAAATGTCTAATCTTTATAACAAATTGGACAAAGATAGTTTACGAGAGATCCATAGTGCATTATACGGTCTATTAACAGCTGGATATGATATCAGCAACATGCGAAATGTCGAAGAACTTGAAAAATACGTGAACGTTAAAAAATCTCATGGAAAATTATTAGATGTTACTAATAGTGACATTCAGTTATATCATAAATTATTTGTTGTTCGATTTGGGAGGTAATATGCTGAAAAAGTTTGGGAAGTAGCTTAATTAAAAAAGGAGAAAGAAAGGAAGTAAATGATATGGCATACGGAAAAAGCAGATACAACTCATATAGAAAACGTAGTTTCAACATAAGTGACACAAAGCGTAGGGAATATGCAAAAGAAATGGAGAAATTAGAACAAGCATTTGAAAAGCTAGATGGTTGGTATCTATCTAGCATGAAGGATAGTGCATACAAGGATTTTGGAAAATACGAAATCCGCTTATCAAATCATTCAGCAGACAATAAATATCATGACCTAGAAAATGGTCGTTTAATTGTTAATGTTAAAGCAAGTAAATTGAACTTCGTTGATATCATCGAAAACAAACTTGATAAAATCATCGAGAAGATTGATAAGCTTGATTTAGATAAGTACAGATTTATTAACGCTACTAGAATGGAGCATGACATTAAATGCTACTATAAAGGATTTAAGACAAAGAAAGATGTAATCTAAAATGATAATAAACACTGCACGAGTTGAATTAGTTTTAATGAACAAAGCTATACCAGCAAATTATTTAGAAAGAGAGATAGGAATTAGTCGTTCAGCAATTACAAGAGTTCGGAACGGTGAGAGAAAGCTTGAGAACCTAACCCTTGAAACTATTATGACTATTCAAAAGTGGATAGATGAAGGAAACTATCGCTTTAGTTACGATTATAGTGAGCTTATCGAAGACCTTGAGGAAGATATTGCAGAAGGCCTAACAGATGAGTATATCTATGTTGTCAGAGGTCCGTATAATGAACTTTTAGAGAAATGTCCAATCATTGACTATTACTACACTTCCGAAGAGATTGAAGAAGGAAATCTCGCAGAGAAGACCTTGACAGCTTCTGTCTTGGCTGAAATGAAACAGGACAACGAAATATTTTAACCGTTCATTTGTACATCTATTAGTATGGCAGTGTCCACAATTCTGTCCACCTTTTTTGAAAATCTACGAAAATAAATAAAAATAAAAACTATAAAAACTTAGTAAAATTAAGTCTTTACAGCTTCATTTATTCTCAAATTTTATATATTTTCGTTTTGACATGCACATTAAAACGCTCGACAGTATCTTGAGCGTGAGTTTTAGCGTAACTATTCAGCACACGTTGGTACTCAGTGGCAGTAATAGATTTCAGCTTCTTATCGCCGAAAAATAACTCTATCTTGCGCTGACTGTTGATATATGCCTTATAAGTTATTTTCGAAACAGTTGGCTTCTTATAAACCTCACACCACTGTTTAAAATAATCGTATAGAGTAATATCTTCATCGACATTAATGTTATCTTGAAGCTTCAGTTCCATCTCAGTAGCAGCCTTGATAGCTTCAGATTTTGTCCTAAAGCCACCCTTTGACTTTGGTTTGCGTTTGCCAGTAGAATCGTAATAATTAATCCGATATTCCCACCCGTTTGGGCGTTTGCGGTATGATGCCATTGATTAGTCCTCTTTACGATATAATAAAAGGGTGGTTTACCTTAACACCCTCAATTGATATAGTTTAGCCAGTCGAGAGACTGGTTTTTTATTTGGTTGAAAATAAATTTTCCAATTGATACCACAATTTGTCATTGTATATCATGCGTAACAATGGACGATATGGGTTTTTGGTGTGAATTACAATGAATTTATCTGTGACAGTTTCGGTTGTATATTTCCTGTTATCAACTTTCTTAGCGGACACTGCACCAACCACACCGCCAACAGGGCCAAACAGAGTCATGCCAACAACACCTCTTGTGAGAGCACCTTTCTTCTTAACTGAACCAGTGGTAGTAGTTATCTGTCTAGTTTTCTCGTCTGTTTCGATGTTTACTATATCAGATAAAGGAATTGGGATTTTTGGAGTACCAGGCAAAACTAATATCTGTTTGTCATCGTCGACAGAAATTCCAGCTCCTATTTTTCTGAGGTTACATGATTTAATGATCGCCTTATATTGTTCTCTTATAGGTTTTGGAATTTTAGAAAGTTGAACAGCTTGATAAACCAATACAATGGTGATGATAATTAAGATTAATGCTAGTAGCATAGAGATTACCTCTTTTCTAAAATTTGAATTATTTTATCCAGCTTGTCATTTATGGTTTTCTGGTTTTTGATTTGTTGACGTAAGAGAGTAGCAATATCATTTGTTTCATGCTCTGGTTCGAAATCTAAATCAGAAGTTTCAAACCGTGGATCGATAGCAGATTTCTTCACACCGAAATAATCAGCAAGTTGTGGTAAACCAATTCGCCGAGCGGTTCACCTTGTTCATCTATCAGTTTCTCATACTGTTCAGGTTTAATGCGAGGAGATTCTTGGGATTTTCGAATATCAAGCAATGATTTTAATAATTTCCTAGCTTTTCGTGAAATGATAATCATACAGTACCTCGTTTTTTTAAAACTATTATATCAAAAATAGAAAGGGAAACAATGAACGAAATAGCACTATCAGGCAACCTTTCTCAAATTGAATTGGAAATAAACCACCACAAGCAAATTGCTGGGCAATCAATTTGGGAAATTGGAAGGCGGTTGAAACACGTCAAGGAAAACGACCTAACTCATGGACAGTTTTCTGATTGGGTGGAACGCCAAGGAATACATATCCGAGAAGCTCAAAGAATGATGAAAATTGCTAACGAGCCTCCAAATACGACAATGTTGTCGCATTTAGGAGCAACCGCTTTACACCTAATCGCAACACTTCCAGAGGAAGAAAAGTAAGAGCAAATCGAAAAGATTGAACAAGGCGAATCACCAACGGTCAGAGAATTGCAAGAGGTCAAGCGTCGTCTAAAACTCAAAGACCAAGCACTGGAAGCAGTCAAGGGAGAGTTGGAGCGTGTCAAACAAACCAAGACCACTGAAAAGGTAATCGAAATTGTGCACTTATATTGTATATTCAAGACTAAAAAACCCCAGTTAGATTTAGTTTCTAATTGGGGTTATCTCCTGAATACTTGATGATTCTGAGCAATTTTTTGATTTAATTTACAGTTAAACTTGAGTTAGCGCTTGATGAAGATTGTGGATACTCGTAAGTACTGTTGTCAGCATTAGTGCTCCACTCATTGATTTCATTGAATGAGCTAGATTGAACACGTTCTCCATCACTGTTAATGACATATGATCCGTCTTCTGGACCTCCCCAACCTCGTCCCCCTTCAAAGGGATTTGGTTCTTCTTGAGAGCCTTCTTGATGAGGAGGCGTATTGCCATTTTGCTTCTGACTTGATTGTTGAGAAGGAGAAGACGCTTGATCCTTATCCTTCTCTTTAGAATTCCTTGTTTTATCATCCGTCGAGGTAGCTGTCGAAGAGTTGGTGGTAGTTTTCTTATGAGACGAGCATTCTTAGACGATTGGAAAGATGATGAGTGATGTGTTTTTGTTTCTGATTTTACAGGTTCTTTGGAATGTTTTGATAAAATAGTTAAGAAAGAGAATACAGTCATCAAAACAAAGGTCATAATAATAACTTTTTTATTATATTTTTTCTTTTCATGTTTGGCTCCTTTCTTAGTCATAGCTGAAAGGAAAAAATGCAGAAAAAAACCAGGTTTCCCTGGCCATAACTT